TACCATAAAATCAAACGCAATTAGAAAGGCACAGGAACTCGCAAAACAGAGAAAGAATAAAGAAGAAGCAAACAGAAAAGCGAGAGAAAAAGAAGAAGCAAATAGAAAGGCGAAAGAAGAAGCGGATAGAAAAGCAAAAGAAGCTAAATTAAAAGAACAACAAAAACGTCTTTTGAGTAAAATATTAAACAATTCCAAAAACTTAACAAACGCCGATAAAGTATCGTTCCTTAAAAGGTATAATAGGGGTGAAAACTTTACTACTATAAAGTCAAATGCGATTAAAAAAGCACAAGAACTCGCAAAACAAAGAAAAAATAAAGAAGAAGCGGACAAAAGAGCAAAAGAAAAGGAAGAAGCAAACAGAAAGGCAAAAGAAGAAATGATTGAAAAGAAGAAAGCAGAAGCACTTGCAAAGAAAAAAATTGAAGAAGAAAAGAAGAAAAAAGAAGAAGAAGCTGCCAAAAAGAAAGCGGCGCAAAATCAACAATTACGTGCATCTCTTACAAAGAAAGTCAAGGAAACACAAATGGACCAAAAAGTTAAAAATAAATTATTGAACCAACTCAAAAATTATAGTGTTCAAATCCGAAATGTCGCACCAAGTATTGAGAAAACAATCGAATCCGAAAAATTGAACGGTGATTATGACGAAGAAGCTAATAGAAAGAAAAGACAAGAAGTTAAAAAACAACTTGCGGCATATATCGCTAAAACATACCCAAATATGTCTAAGGCTGATCGTGGAAAATATATTCAACGAGCTAACCTTACACATTGGAAAAAGGGATTCCTTACTGGGAGTCAGGGAATGGGTGCAAATCAGGCATTCGAACGAATTAAGGGTAATATTCGCGAAAATATGAAATTGAAAAAGCCACCTCCTCCACCACTCCCACAAAAAAATAAAAAAGCAAACCTTAAGAAGTTGGTTAACAACACCATGGGTAAGCGTGCAGCTAAAAGTGTAAATAGACTCAAAAAGAATATCAATGAGGGGGTATCAGAAATGACAGTCAAGACACGACTCGCTCAATTAAACAAACAAACGAAATATCAAAAATGAATTAATATAAAGAATCAAACTACTATATAATAAAAAAGAATGAGTATTCAACCAATATCACGAAAAATGAAAAATTTGAAATGTTACGCGGCAATTCATATGCCTTTCGAAGCCGTGTTGGTAGCTTTAGGAACCATGACAACTTGGTATGGTGGAACTTTCCCAATTTTACCATTGGTAGGTTCTTCTGTATTAGTTTGTTGTGGTAACTGTTGTTGTACGAGTAAAGGGGGTAAAGGGGCTGCTGTAACTTATTTAACTATGAATTGCGTTGCATTTATAGGTTCCGTATGGGATTATATTGCATTGAGGCACGTTAAAGCACATTGTGATGATATCGGAGATTGGGTACAGGTGGACGAATACTGTAACTATGTAGATGCTGCTTCCGCATTTGCAATAATTTGCTTCATTATGAGAATTATGGGTGTAATTATGGCAAGTTGTAGTGTATGTGGTCTCTCACCAGAAAAGGAACCAGAAACGATAACCGAAGCACCGGTAGCAGATGTAATGGAATCGAAATAATTTAAAACATACATAAAAGAAATAATCTAATCAATAATAAAACATGCACAGAGGTCTATCATCCGTGATGACACATTACGCGCGTTCTATTAGTGATGAGAAGAAAGCAAAAACTATCGTTAAGGGAAACAAATCCGAGGAATATACAGGGAGTCGAGATGATATGCACGAAAAACTTTTGTATAAATGTGGTTTAAAACCAAAAAATGTTTGGGATCCAAACTCAAAATCGTTTTATACGAAAGTCTATTACGCAGACGGAACAAGTTACAACCCAGTTGTATTTCACAATGGGAAACTCGATAAGAACCCATTTTTCAATGAGAAAAAAATGTAAGTATATATAAATAAAATGAATCATCACCTCGAAGCATCTCTTAGAATAGTAGGTGTTTTTCTATCTGTTTTTTTCACCACAAGATGGACTTCCAAATCCGAAGCCGCTTATGATTTACCACTTGTAGTCTTGGCGGTTGCAATTGCTATATTATTAAATACAAACCGCCTTAAATAAAAAATAACTTATTAAAGAAAAAAAACGTATACCATATAAGTATGGATACGTGTTCAGTTTGTTGTGATGCGTATAATAAAACGAATCACAAAAAAGTGACGTGCCCTTATTGTAGTTATAATGCGTGTAAAACATGTATTCAAACATATTTATTATCGTCTATAGAAGAACCACATTGTATGAATTGTAAACATGAACATGATCGTGAATTTATAGACTCATTTTGCACGAAACGTTTTCGAAATGTGGAATATAAAAACCATCGCGAGAATATGTTATATGAACGCGAAATGGCCCGTATGCCAGAAACACAACCATATGCAGAATATAAACTAAAAATGAAATCTATTAGACAAAGATATTTTGAACTTCTAGATGGTTTATATATGATGAGGAATATGCGCTCAGAAGCTATAAATATGAATAATTCAACAGAGGTGTATGACAATTCTATAACAAAAATAGGACATGAAATAGAAGATATTGTCAATCATGTACAGACTCTCGAATTAAGTATCAGTGATGTAAGTGGTTCAAAATTTACACGTAAATGTCCTTATCATGAATGTAGAGGGTTTTTAGATAAAAATATGAACTGTGGTCTATGTTTACAAACATTTTGCGAACATTGTAATGAACCTATAACTCCTAACCATATATGTGATCCTGAAACAGTTAAAACTATAAAACTCATAAATAAGGATACAAAACCATGTCCTAAATGTGGAACTATGATACATAAAATAGATGGATGTGCGCAAATGTGGTGTACAGAATGTCATACAGCATTTGATTGGCGTTCGGGACGTATAGAAACTGGTCGTGTACATAACCCTCATTATTTTGAATTTAAAAAGAGATCGAGAGAACATGGTGATATACCATGTGGGGGTCGACCAACATACGAAGAACTTATTTGTGCAAATGCAAATGAAAATATATTAGATTTAAGTTTTAGACTTAGAATGATAGATAGAGATCTTATATATAAATATGGGGGTTTATATGATGATGATAATTTACAATTACGTATAGACTATCTATTAAAAGACGTATCAATTGACAATTTTAAAAAAGAATTACAAAAACGTGATAAATATAAATCTAAAATAGAAGATATACGTAATATCTATGAAATGTTTTCGGATGCATGTGGTGATTTACTTCGTCAATGGATAATTGATACATCTAAAACTAAGTATATATTACGAACAATTCATGGTTTAGCTGATTATTCTAATAAAGTTATAACACGTATAAGAAATAGATATAATTCATCTATACCACATTATATATTCTTACGTGCACTTTAAGAATAGATGCATGTTTATTATAAATGAAAACTAAAATAGTTTCGGTTATTACATCCGTGTTTCCATTTATGATTTTGGGAAATTTTGGTAGTTTAACAAATATAATTTATCATTTACATTCAAATGATGTTACATATAAAACTGTTTATATAGCGAGACATATTGACCTATTAATCTTAGAATATATATGGAATCGACTTCAACATATAGATATATTATTTAATTTTTTATGTATTATAATTATTTGTAAATCCGGTATCGACGATAGAAAATATTTAGATGTAAATCTCATCGTAGGTGTTATAAAAAGCGCGTCTAATATGTCAAGGTTACATTATGTTATTTCACTTTATTTTTGGTTTATTGCATTTATAATTCATTATGACAATATATTTGGTCGATATTCCGATATAGCAGTAAATTTATTATTATGTCCACCACAATTTTTATTGAAAAAATATATTAGCTTATTATAATAAAATGAAGAAGTATACGAATAAAATAATTCTGTTTCTATCATTTTTACTTATTATATGGTTCTTTATACCTATATATAGAAACCCAACAGTAATGAAAAATGTATTGTCAAAACAGGAATGCGATCATATCAGGAAAATAGCAGAACCTAATCTACAACCTTCAACAATTGGGGGAGATTATAAAATAAATAATTCAGAACGTAAAAGTGAAACTGCGTGGATAAAAGCGTCAGAAGATGCCATCGTTGATAAACTTATACGTAATTGTCAATCCATGACAGATAGACCTTTAGAAAACTTTGAAGATTTACAAGTTCTTAGATATAAACCAGGTGGATTTTATAAACCTCATCAAGATGCATTTTCATTCGATAAAAATAGACGTATGTATACATTTATAATCGCCTTAAATGATGATTATGAAGGGGGTGAGACTGTATTTCCAGTTATAAATAAAGAATACCGATTAGAAAAAGGTGATGCATTATTTTTTGATACATTAAATAATTATGAATGTATGACAAAAAAAGCTATACATGGAGGTGCACCGGTCAATTCCGGTGAAAAATGGGTATGTAATTTATGGGTACATAAATATACATACACAGGACCAGAAAAACCACCTGAAAAATAAAATATTAGTTTATACAAATGGTTAATAACAACACCGAAAGAAATCGAAAAAATTTAACAAATTATATAAATTCTAAAAATAAAATTTGTAATGGTCTCAATAAAAAACAGTTTATTAGCCAATTGGGTAATAAAACAATGGACGAAATCAGACAAAATGTAAACAAAGAATTTAGAAAACAACAACTCAGGTTTTTAGGTCGGGGTTGTGGTAATGGTATAAATCTTCGAAAGTCCCAAGGAGGGAAAAAAAGTTTTTTTAGTAAATTTAAAAAATCAAAATCTTAAACTACATTTTGATCAATACGCATTCTTAATTGTTCGGTAAAATATTCGTGTCTATCTAACATTAATGTTATAAATGTAAACACATTTATAACACTATACATGAAATAGTATCCCATAAATTCGTATATTTTTTCGGAAGCTGTAAAGCTAAAAGATATAACCAAATAAAACGTATGCACCTTTATAAAATTTTCATTATTTTCAGAAATGTAAAGACATTCTATAAACGATAAAATTGCATCTAAAATTGTTATATAATCCTGCATTAACAAAATGGTGTAGAATAGTGTTAATATAAACATATTAATATGAAAAAACTTATATACATTACGTATTTTGACATTCCTTATATTAATATCCATTATTTGAATTCTATTTTGTTCCTGTATCGATTCAGGATTGGGTAAGGGTGGAGGTCTTTGAACCGTATCATCTATACCCAATACAGGTACATCACCCGGGTTTATAACAACATTATAATATTCGTTCGTCGTCATCTCCTCTTCTTTTATTGAATAATATTTTTAAACCAATTTTTGTAATAATGGTATATTTCACTAATTTAATAATAGTACGAAAACACTTTTGTCGTCGTTCACGCGCACTAATTTTCCTTATTTTATTTAAATTATCGCACATCTCGATATAATCACCGTCGCGCATTTTATGTTTATTATCGTCAATAATAGCTAAAAGACGTCTAAGATATTTATCCATATAATATACTTAATATATTAATTGGTCGTCACGTTTGACGTTAAAAA